ACGCCTCGACCTCCCCTGTCCCATGGTCCCAGAACCCCTCACCGTGGCGGAACTGAAAATCGCGGGTACGGGCGCGGGCCACTGATTCATCTGTGTCGGGCGCGGGGGTCATTTTTCGTCTTTCGATGGGGGCGCTGGCGGGATTGCCACCGGCGCCCCTCTCTATCACATTTACCGTTTCTTCTTCGGCTGGCGTGACGTTCCTCTGTTGCCTGTACCGCCACCGCTACCATCCCGGCGCCTGTTACCGCCACAAGCACCCCTGCTGCCCCTGCCTGCATTGCCTCGTGCCATGTTTATCACCTCCTTTCGTGGAAATTTCATGACGTTCGCCGCCATCCGTTCTTTGCCAATGCGTCAATCAGCTTGCTCGCATCTTCCATCTTCAAATCGCGTGTTTCGTATCCATGCTTTTTCAAAAGCGCGCCCTGCTTCATCGTGCAGAGCCCTTCGTTCCATCGCCGGAACTGCTCATTCAAAATCTGACGTGCCTGGTGATACGGCATGGCATCGGGGTCAATCCCTTGTTTTAATAATATTGCCGCCTGTTTTTCCGTAAGGTGCTTGCCGGCGTCTTTTGTATAGCCCGGCTGCGGTGTGATCTCAAACGCATCGAATGGATCAATATTGCTGGCCGTGAATTTTGCCTTGCCGACTAAATGCGCTTTTCTGGCAGCTTCTTGTAACCGGCGCTGTTCACGTTCTTCGCGCAACTTCTCTTCTTCTTCATCCAATATTTCATCCATGCGCCGGTGACCGCCTTCTTTCTTGACCCGTTCAACGGCGGCTTCAATCGCTTCGTCGGATACATTGCCGCCCAGGATGTCGGCCGAAGTCATCAGCTTATGGCGCCCTGAGTTGCCGGCGAAGTCAACTATCAAGCAACATGGCTTGGCGCTGGCGGCGATTGCTGTCTTGCGTTCGTCGTCGGTAGCAAGGCCGTCCACGATTCCAGGAAGTGGGCGCGTAGCCCGGCCGGCCATCTGAGCATAGAGTGCCCGGCTCTTAGTGGGGCGCGCCATGACGATCAGTTCAACGCCCGGATCATCAAAGCCTTCGGTGAGGCATCCTACATTGACGACGTACTGGATCCGGCCAGCGGCATAGTTTTGTAATATCTGGCGCCGCTCTATCTTGTCTGTCTTTCCGCAAATCCATGCCGCCGAATTCGGTTTATGCCGGTTCAGGATGTCGGCCAATCGTTCGGCCTGGACTACGCTCACTGTGAATATCAGTGTTCTCCGGTTCCCGGAAATAGATACAGTCGGATCGGCAACTGCGTGGAGGCTTTTTTCAAGCTCCATAATCTTTGACAAATCAGCGCCATTCAAGTCACCGGCCGTGGTCCGGACTTTCGAGAAGTCAAGTCCTTCTACATGGATCATCTGTTGTTCAATCGGAACCAGCCAGCCTTGATGAATAGCATCAAGAATTTCATAATCGTAAGCCACCGAATCGAACACCTGGCCCAATGCCTCTTTGTCGGCCCGGTCCGGCGTGGCAGTCACGCCCAGCACTTTGAGTTGCGGGTTCTGGCGGTAGTAATCAATCACGCGGCGATATGACTTGGAAGTTGAATGGTGGTTTTCGTCAACAAACAGGTACCCGTAATCATCTGGCAGGAATTTCCCCATCCGGCCCCCGCCGTCGCCGCCGGCGTTCTGCGTTTGGATCGTGCTGATAATCACTTGTGGGTCGGAAATAGTGTCGTCAACAGTTTTTAACTCTCCCATTTCCACGGCCGTCTTAAATCCGGTGACTAACTCGATCTTGTTTTGTGCCTGGAAGATCAACTCTTCGCGATGCGCCAAGAACATGACCCTGCGCGGGAAACAGCGCCGGATAAGCTCGGCCATCACAATTGTCTTGCCAGTTCCAGTTGGCAAAACGAGCATGGTGGATGTGTGCTCTTTCCACTCGTTCCATACGGCGTTGACCGCTTCGATTTCATAAGGGCGGAGTATCATTTCTTCAATTCTTTCGGAACGCTGATGTCATACCGGAACTTGCCGATCAGTCCCCGGTGTCCACAGGCCCGGCACCCCTCGCCCTGGCACATCGGGCATACGCAATACGGCTTGGTCGCCTTGATGTCCGCATAAACGTTGTCCAGCGCCGCCTTGACGTGGGACCAGTTGATTTCGCTGTAAAGCGGGTCCTTTTTCTTCATCGCAGCTTCGATTTCGCATCGAATGTCGCTGGTTTTGGTCAACATCTCCTGTATTTCGTCGCCCCGGCGCCACAGAGGCAGAAGCTTGGACGGGACAACCTTGCCGAGCGCGTCTTTTACCTGCTGTGGCGGTGGACCGCCGACGTTTGACCGGGAGATCTTGCTGGCGGGATATTCCTTGCCATCCTGACCAGTACGAGTCTCAGGTGCGGAATTTCCGCACCTGGGTCTTGCGATGAGATATCTATAACCAGCAATCGTTTTGTCAGATAGACCACATATTTGCGCAATCGTCCGGTCTGTTAGTTGGCCAAACTCCCGCAATGCAATCTCCACGCATTTCCTCTTATCGGCATTCGTCCGGCGCAATCCATGTACGCAATTTGCCCCCAGGGAATACTTGATTGCGTCCTGCTTGGATCCCTTTCGCACATCCGCGTCGATCTCTTTCCAGCCACACCGCTGCGCCGCCATGAACCGATGAAACCCGTCTGCCAGCAAGTACCGTGTTCCATCAGCAAAGATCACCATCGCCGGGAACTTCGCCCCATCAGTCATGGCTTCTGCGTAGTCGGCAATCGTGTCTTCATTCAGTTTCACGCGTGTCTGCGTTCCGGCGTCAATCACTATCTCGTCAATCTTTATTTTTTTCATGCTTCCTCCATCTGTCAGGTTTGTCCAATACGTCAGATTATTGAAAATGTACGCGTTCTTAACCGAGTCGCGCCCCTCGGCCCCTGGGCAGGGAATCAATATGGCAAGTTGTCGAACAGTGTCCGCAACTTCGCCAGGACCACGCCCCAGTCGGTCCCATCGTATTCCGTATGCACCTTGTCGCCGTGGCAGTCCTTGAGCACTTCAAACCACTGCGCTTCAACCCCGCCCCGCGGCTTATCCGCCATCGCTTCGGTCAATGCCCCCCAACAAGTATCCATGTCGGAAGGAGGCACTTTCTTTTTGGAAGACGCCGACGGTGCAGACTTCGGCGGTGCACTTGGCGGCGTTGTCGCTTTCTTGGCCGGCGCCGGGGATCCTCCGGACACCGCGCGCAACTTTGCGCCGTATTTCGCCATAAGCGCTTTCCGGTCGCCGTTGGCAATCTCTACGCCGCCCATCCTACCGACCTGGTTCACCCACTTGATCTTTGGAACTGTGTGGTCCTGCTGGTCGTGGCCGGTGAACGTCTCGTTCTCGATCACCAGTTCCACGGGGATTTCGGTGAATTCCTCGCCATGATCCACCAGCCAGAACGGGTCAGCCCCGTCCCAACCGAAGATTTCCTTGAGCGTAGTGATCGCTTTTGTGTTGATCGCTCCGTCCTTGGTCGTCAGCCAGAACGTATTACTGATCCGCTGGCCGCCATCGTCCAAGGCGAACTCCATCACCGCAATCAGGCAACCATTGGAATGGTCCCCAACTTCGACGCGTCCAGTCGGATGCGCCGGATATGTTCCATTTTCTAACTGCATGTTTCGATCCCTCCTTTATTTGGTTTGTTCCTGCCCATCCAATTACTTGATTATTTCCGACCACACCCCCTTCCCGTCCTCGCCAACCGGAATAGACTGCTGGCAGGTCCGGCTCTTCGCCATGAAATGCGGTAGTTCCTGCGTGTAGATCGTGCGGGTCCCGGCGCCCTGGCCCTTGCCATCCTTGGAAACCGCAACGTCATACCCCATGAAACAGACGTGATCCGCCCATTCCTTGACCCGCAACCGGATACTGGCCTTGCCGCTGGTCGGGCTCTGCAGACGCGGTTCGTAGCGGATCCAGTCCGCACCAGCCGGATTCGGCACCGTCGCTGTGCAGTCATGGCAGATAATCGCTACATTACGACCGGCCCGGCAGTGCCGGTCCAGATCGGCCAGAAGCGGCAGGAACGTGTCGAACACATGGACATAGCCCTTGCCATAGCCATACGACTCGACGTTCTCCGCAGTTGCGCCCTGTTCCTTCTTCACCGTTCCGAGCGTATGCGCCACCGCCAACTCTTCTGCCCGGGTCCCAGTGTCAATGACGATGGTCTTTACCTTGTCCCAGCCGTCAGACTGCAACGCCGAACGCAAACCGGCCCAGGTGCCAACACCTTCAACCGGCATGATTCCTGCAAGACCGATCTGCTCGCCAAGCCGCCCCAGCGATTCGTCCAGGTCGAAGAACGCCACAGGGCCCGGCAAATGAGCGGCCAGAGTCGTCTTGCCAATCCCGCCCGGTCCGTAGAGCACGATCCGGTGTCCGGACTTCGTGGCCACCTGCCCGAACGTCACGGTTTTCCGCGGCGTCATCATCGGCGGTCCCCCGATTCCGACTGCCTTGTTTTGAACTTTACCCACCATGTCCCTGCCCTCCCTCTATACCGCCTTGTTTAATTCGGGATTCTTCTCCCCGACGACGAACCCAGCCGGCGGATTGGCCGGATCCACTTCAATGTTTTGCAGACACATTTCCTTGTATTCACAGAACCCGCATTGCATTTCAGAGCAGTTCCGTGGCCAGGCCTGATGCGGTTTAGGTGTCGTGCGTGACGCCCGGCGCAGGGAAAGAATCATCCGTGAGATTTCAAGGCGCTGGACGACAAACTCTTCAAGGTCTTGGTCAAGGATCGGCACTTCGCGCCGGGCAAAGTAGAACTCCGGGCGCGCAATGGCATCATCCGTCAACCGTTGGCAGTATTCCTCGGCCGTTTCCAGGCGCGTCTGAACCTTCCCGCCGTCCGCAGCGCTTGAGCTTTCGCGTGGGCTTCCGTCCTTCTTCATCATTCGCTGGCCTGTGCTGTCCATCACGATCTTCTTGCCGTTTCCGTCAAGCACGGGCATTTCTTTCGGACGGATCGAAGGCTTGCGCGTCACATCGTAGTAGATAACTTCGGTCGGCAATCCGCACAATCGCGCCGCGTGGACGTATTGCATGATCTGATTGTTATTCCGCAAGCGGAGCCAGTAATCAGATTCCGGTGCCACACTTGCGCTGGTAGTCTTATGCTCAAGCAGGACCGGGCGCCCGTCGTCCAAAGTGCCAAGCCCGTCAATCTTGCCGGCTACGGAGAACGTGCGAGAATGATCCAACGAGAATTCAAACTGCTGTTCTGGTTGCAGGTCTTTAATCGGATCTGCGGAATAGACCTTATAGTATCCCGTCAATAATCCGGTCAATGTCGCAACCTGCAGTTCATCCAGTGTTTCATAATCTGATAATGCGGCAGCCAGCGTACCTTCGGCGGTATTCCCCTGCCACCGCTCTTCCATCGCCCGGTGCCAGGCGGATCCGAACGTCAACGCCGCCTTCTCGCTCAAGTGTTGCAAAGCGATTTCGTAGCGGTAATAGAACTTCCGCATACACCCCAAGAGCGTCGTCATCATCGAAGCTGTTAGATTTTCCCTGCCCATGATT